AAAGTTCAACTCGCTTATCTATCAAATCGAAATTGAAGCCAACGCCGTTGCAAAAGCAACACGTCGTGGTAAAGGTAACATTGTAATCTGTTCATCCAACGTTGCAAGTGCGCTTGCAGCTGCAGGTGTTCTTGATTATGCTCCTGCTCTTGCAGCTAACCTTAATGTTGATGACACAGGCAACGTGTTTGCTGGTGTTATTAACGGTCGCTTGAAAGTTTATGTTGATCCGTTTGCTGCAACCGATTACATCACTGTCGGTTATCGCGGTTCAAATGCATATGACGCTGGTGTGTTCTATTGCCCATTCATTCCACTTACCATGGTTCGTGCGGTTGATCCTAACACATTCCAACCAAAAATTGGTTTCAAGACACGTTATGGTCTTGTTGCAAACCCATTTGCTGGTGGTGTGACTGTTAACGGTGCTGCTGGTGATCCACTTGGTACCGATCGCCAAAACCCATACTTCCGTACATTCCAAGTTTCAAACCTTGGTGGCGGTTCCTACATTCCTACTGAACAATCGTTCAGCGCAGGTAATGGTGTTTAATTGGTAATCAAATAATAACCTTTAGCGGTTGGTCGAAAGGCCAACCGCTTTTTTAGTATAAATAATTGTATATGCAATACAACTTATTAGCACTTACCGGATTTAAACTTACCATCGGCGGTACAAATGAATTTAAACTTTCAGAATTCTTCGCTGTAAGTGCAACATTTCCAAATATTTCGTTGGGCGAAGCAAATGCATCATACCGAAATAGACAAGGATTTGTCGCCGATGATATGCTACAATACGAGCCGTTCACAATTCGAATTGCCGTTGATGATGAATTATTGGCATATAAAGAAATGCATGATTGGATGTTGCACAATACAAGACAAGATAAATTGAAAACTCAGGAATTAATATTGCACTTTATGACTGGTCACAATAATGTTTCCAGAAAAGTAAGATTTATTAATGCATTTCCAACGTCATTGGGAAGTATTGAATTTAACACACAAAGTTCAAGTGTTGAATATGCATATGTTGACGTGACGTTCAGATATGATCTGTTTGAATTTATTTGATATATACTATATTACAATATTATGACACTTGATGAAATACTGACATTATGGAAAGAGGACAGTAAAATTGACGAAGTCAATCTTGATACAACCAGCATTAAAAGCGCAAGTTTGCATGCAAAGTATTTGGAATTGTACGGCATATCAAAATTACGATATAAAAAGAAAGACCTTGAAATGGCTCACTTGAAAAAAGACAAGTGGTTATATTACAATGGTAAAATGACCAAAGCAGAAATGGACCTTCGAGGATGGAATTATGATCCGTTTTTTGGAATGGCCAAACCATTAAAAAGTGATATGGAAATGTTTTATGAAACAGATGCAGATATTTCAAAATTGCGTATGACTATGGATTATCAACAAACAATTGTTGATACATTAAAAGATATACTGGATAATATTAAATGGCGTCACTCTACAATTAAAAACATTTTAGATTTTAGACGCTTTACAAGCGGATCATAATTATGGCGCATATTTCGGTAAAAAAAGTAAATGAATCGGTCCTTAAAATAGGTTCCGATGATCATGGTATTCTTATGGAAGCATGTGAACATTTTACTTTTATGGCCGAAGGTTATAAATTTGTTCCTTCATACCGAAATAAAATTTGGGATGGAAAAATAAGATTGCTTGATGCTCGTAACTATACATTACCATACGGACTGTTGTTGGAATTAATTAAGTTTGCAAACAGTAGAAAATATACTGTGGCCATTGACGTTGACATCTCTCAACGTGTTCCTACCGATAAAGAACATTTGATTGATTATGCCGAAACTTTAAAGATAACGGATAGCGGCAATAACATTATCGCGCCTCGTGACTATCAAATTTCAGCCTTTGCGCACGCTTTAAGCGAAGGACGCAGTTTGGTTATCAGTCCTACAGGAAGTGGTAAAAGTCTTATTATTTATATGATGGTCCGTTGGTTTTTGGAACACCACGATGAAAAAATTCTAATCGTTGTTCCTACAACAAGTTTGGTTGAACAGCTTACAAAAGATTTTGGCGATTACAGTCAACAAGATGATGGCTTTGATGCGGCTCTTGATGTGCATAAAATTTACAGCGGTAAAGAAAAAAATGCATTTAAAAGCAGAGTTGTGGTTACAACTTGGCAAAGTGCGATTACTCTACCGAAATCTTGGTTTTTGCAATACGGTATGGTTGTAGGAGATGAAGCTCATTTATTTAAAGCCAAAAGTCTTAATAGTATTATGAGCAATCTTGTTAATGCTCAATATCGTATTGGTACAACAGGAACAATTGACGGCAGCGTATGCAATGAACTTGTGTTAATTGGTAATTTTGGGCCAATTCATCGTGTTATTACAACCAAAGAATTGATGGACAGTAATACACTTGCTTCATTAAAAATCAAATGTCTTGTTCTTAATCATGATGATGAACTTAAAAAGATAGTCAGTAAAATGGATTATCATAAAGAAATTGATGCCATTGTATCACACCCTGGTCGCAATTCTTTTATTTCCAAATTGGCGTTGGATCAAAAAGGCAATACACTTGTACTATTCAACCTTGTTGGAAAACATGGCAAACCTTTGTTTAAACAAATTGAAAGCTTGATAAATACTTCAGAAGATCAAGACCGTAAAGCATTTTATGTCAGCGGTGAAGTTAATGCAATAGACAGAGAAAATATTCGAGGTATTGTTGAAAATGAAAAAAATGCTATTATTGTAGCAAGCAGCGCAACTTTTTCAACAGGAATTAATATTAAAAATTTACATCAAATCATTTTTGCCGCACCTACAAAAAGTCAAATTCGTGTTCTTCAAAGTATAGGCCGCGGTTTAAGAAAATCCGACGACGGTAGAGGAACAACTGTTTTTGACATATCGGATAATTTTAGCTGGAAAAAGAAAAAGAATTATACAATGCAACATGCAATTGATCGCATAAAAATTTATGACAAAGAAGGTTTTGAATACAAAGTTTACGAAATTCCCATGTCATTATGAATAAACACAGTTTGGAAAATTTGGATTTACGTGTGTTTAATACTGTTAGCGGCCGCCAATTGGTCGGACAGCTTTTGGGAGTTATCGAAGAATGCGTGTACTTAAATGGCGTAATGGAATGTAAGCTTTTGCTGCAACCGGACGGATCATACAAAACAACATTAATTACGGCTACGCCGTTTGATGATAGTGGTGATATGGTACTTCAAATAAATTCAATAGAATCAGAATCAGAAGCAAGTTTAAAACTCAAACATGTATATATTAATCAACTTATATACAATAATTTGATTTCGTTATTATTTGAATTACCTATTCATGAAAGTAATGAGGATCAAACAAACTTAACAGACCTTGCTAAACAGGATTACTGGAAAGATTTTAAGGATAGGATGAGTTCCTAACAGCATTTGCGGTTACATTATATGTATTATAACGTGCGATGTTTAGCGTGTAAACCATAAAATTCAAGTCTTAAAAAATAAATTTGAAAAAAGTTGTTTACATTTTGCCAAATCCGTATAGTATTAGTCATATGGATGAAGAACACTCAGTAAAAAAACGAAGATCAAGAGGTGAAGATTATGTTAATAATAAAGAATTTTCACAAGCAATATATGAACATGTCAGTGGTGTAGCTCAGGACATTGCCGAAGGTAAAGAACCAAGACTTCTTACTGACTATATTGGCGCGTGTTTTATGAAAATATGTTACGGACTTTCAAAAAGTCCTAACTTTGTAAAGTACACATACCGAGATGATATGGTTATGGATGCAGTTGAAAATTGCATCAAGGCCGTGAACAATTATAATTTTGATGCTCCTACAAGAACAGGTGCGGCAAATGCATTTTCATATTTTACACAAATAAGTTACTATGCTTTTTTGCGTCGGATTGCCAAGGAAAAGAAACAAGCGACAATTAAACAATCTTTAATTGAACAAGGCAGTATTGGAAACTTTGCTGAATTTGATGAAAATTCCGCCAACGGCAACGAAAGTATGATTGAAAAAATGCGTCAAAAGAATGATGCGTTTTACAATTATGACAACGAAGAACAATCAATAAAAGCCAATGAAAAAGCAAAAAAAGTTG